CGTATCTTGTCTGGCCTGGCGCTCTACACAGGATCGTCGCTCACGGTGCCAACGTCGCCGGTTACGGCTGACGTTAGCGCAACTGTCGACGACACGCGCAGCTACGCTTCTGTTTTCGATTTGCGTTCGCAGTACAAAGAGAGCGCAGCCGGCAACTGGCCGACCTAGGAGATCAACAATGGTCATGTATTCAAACGACGGTGCCTACCCGGCGCCGGCGCTGCCCTTTCGTGTGCGCCGAAAATCTGGGCTGACCTACACGGCTGAAGCGGCCACCGATTTTCTCAGCGACCCAGACCACCCGTGGTTCGAGGTGTCTGATCCTCCGTCGTACGACGCAGAAACGCACACGCTAGGTTGGAGCGGTAGCGATTGGGTTGTTGCTGAAATCGTTGAGCCCGAGCCTGAGCCAGAGCCAGAGCCGCAAACATTGGCTGAGGTTATTGTCGCGCCTTCGACCTTTGACATTATTCTTGCCGAGAGCGCACCTGACCAAATTATCGGCGTCGCTACCGCCGGCTTGATTATCGCTGACGAGGCGGCGGACACCATCTAATGACCGCTGTTTCAACCAGCATTCCATCGCCTGTGGGCGGCTGGAATGCACGCGATCCGCTAGACAGTATGCCGCCGCAAGACGCGATTGTGCTTGAAAATTGGTTTCCAGAAAGCTCAAAGGTCAGCGTTCGCAAAGGCTATATCAGCCACGCCACCGGCGTGGGCAGCGGTAACGTCGAAACCGTTATGGTCTACCTTGGCACCACCAGCAAACTATTGGCGGCGAGCGCGACCAATATTTATGACGCCACGTCTGCGGGTGCAGCCTCATCCCTGGTCAGCGGTAAAAACAATGGTCGATACCAAAGCGTAAATTTTGGCGGCTTCCTAGTGATGGTAAACGGCGCCGACACGCCGATGACGTTTAATGGGTCTGCCATCGCAAATACAACATACACCCACGCATCGCTTTCGCCGGCGACTATCAAAAGCGTGGCGAGCTACAAGGGCCGCCTTTATTTTGCCGCAAATCAATCCGCCAAGTTTTTCTATCTGCCAACGGGCTCAGTTACCGGTGGGGCGCTGAGCGACTTTGACTTAAGTCAGGTGACAGAGCGCGGCGGCACGCTAACAGCGATTGGCAGCTGGTCCCGAGACGGTGGTGATGGCTTGGCGGCGGTCATTGTGTTTGTCATGTCGAGCGGCGAAATAGTCGTTTACAGCGGCGACGATCCTTCAAGCGCGACTAACTTTCAAAAGGTGGGCTCGTTCTTCGCAGCTGAGCCGATTGGCGACCGCCCGCTGGTCAACCTTGGTGGTGATTTGATCGTCATCACAAAGCAGGGATTTATTCCCGTTAGCTTGCTCCTGCGCGGTGGTACGCCCCAAGACGTTGATGCCAGCAATATTGGCAAGGTGCGGCAAGCGGCTGTTGACCAGGCCATTGCAACGAGCGACGTTTTCGGCTGGTCGGGCATCACCGACCCAGGCGATAACAAACTAATCGTCAACGTGCCGACCGGCGGCACGACCTACGAACAATATGTCTGGAACATTACGACCGGGGCTTGGTGCAAGTTTACCAATATCCCAGCGCTGCATTTTGCGCGGCTAAACGGCGAGCTTTATTTCGGCGGCGCCAGCGGCGTGGTCTACCAAATCAGCGGAACCACCGACGCCGGCGCAGCTGTGCCAGTAAAGGCCAAACAAGCCTTCAACTACTTTGGCGACCGTGCAAGCCGCAAGCGGATCACAGGGGTGCGCCCTGTCATCCAGCTTGACGGCACTCAAGATTTTCGCATCGCGCTTGATAGCGATTTTGGCGACCGCACGCTGACGGCCACCACGCACACCATCACCGGCTTGAGCGAGGGCGGTTCGTGGGACACCGCGAGTTGGGACCTCGCGGATTGGGCTGGCGCGCCAACACCCAACACAACTTTTTTAGGCACCCACAGCGTGGGACGAAACTTTGCGCTGCGCGTTGAGACGTTCGCAAGCGGTCAAAACATCAGCTGGCTGGCCAGCGACTTCCTCGGTGAAAAAGGAGGCACGATCTAAATGGCGTGGTCGACCGGAACCTACACACGAACTGACGGCACCCGCAGCGGCACAACCGTCTGGACGCAAGCCCGCGATGCGGGCGTCAAAATCTTGGCGGCTGACCAAGACACCCACGATCAGGATTTGGCGACAGCCATCAACTTGTGCTTGACCAAAGACGGTCAAAACAGCCCCACCGGCAATCTGCCAATGGGAAATTACAAGCACACCGGCGTTGCCGATGGATCAGCGCGTACCGACTATCTGGCGCTGGGGCAGATGCAAGATGCTGCGGTTGTGTATGGTACGACCACCGGCTCATCTAGCGCCTACGTTCTAGCGTTGTCGCCAGCCATCACGGCTTACGCAAGCGGCCAGACCTTCCGATTTAAAGCCAATCACACCAGCGACGGCGCGGTGACGATCGACGTCAATGGTGTTGGCGCCAAGCAAATCCGAAACGTGCAGGGCGTGCAGTTGGTCGCCAATGAAATCCTGGCCAACGGCGTCTATGAGATCGTGTACGACGCGACTCTCGGCTATTTTGTTTTGGTGGGGCGTGAAGAAAACAACCACGCGCATTTGACCTTTGTGAATTTTAGTGTGGCAAACGCCACGTCTACAAAGCTGACGAATAGCGCGGTGACGGTGGTTTCTGACATTCACACAGCGTGGGACACAAGCAACAACCGCTTGAGCCCACCTGACAACTTTACGGCGTTGAAAATGTTCTACGCCGTCTCCGTCGCGGTCGGCGGCTCGACCTCTTATGGTTATGTTGAGGTCAGAAAAAATGGGTTTGGCTATGGCAGCGCAAGCAACCCGCCAGCCGCCTGGGTAGGCACCGCAGACGTGTCGGTGGTCGGCAACAGCGCCACGCCCACCGCAGTGTTCTATGACGCCTGTGTCACCTCTGACTATTACGAATTCTACATGGCCCACAACCGAGGCTCATCGGCCTCTCTTTCTGGCGAGATTTATGTGGAGTTTATCCGATGACCGCCATCGCGACTGTTGAATTGCACTGGGATATTCCGTTCATCGTGGCCCAAGCGGGTGGCGTTATGAGCGCCACGCATATTGAAGATAACCGCCTGTTTGTTGCTGATATCACCGAGGATGCGCTGGCTCAGGCGGTTGCCCAGTATGATGACGGCGCGCACAAACTGAACACGCAATGGGCGGTCGTACGATCTGATCGCGATGCGCGCTTGGCGGCGTGTGATTGGACGCAGGTTGCGGACAGCCCGCTTGACGAGGTTACACAGGCGGCGTGGGCAACCTACCGGCAGGAACTCCGTGACGTGCCGGCTGATAACAGCGACCCCTACAACATCGCGTGGCCTGTCTCGCCGTGATTGGTGTCGTGACGGATGAGAGTGGCCGCGTGGCCCAGTGGGTTGCCGACCAAATTGGTCATGTGGATGATTTTGGGCCGCACCTTGCGGTCGGCGTCCGCGACGCCAGCGGACCCTTGGCTGGCGTGGTGTATCACTCCATTAGTGATCGCGACGTGCAGGTCAGCATGGCCAGCCTGTCGCCACGGTGGGCGCGCAAAGAAATCATCAAATACCTTTTCCGTGTTGGATTTGAACATCTGGGCAAATCTCGCATGACCGCCATCACGCCTAAGCGCAATAAGAAAGCTCGGAAGTTGCTGCAAGGCTTAGGCTTTCGAGAAGAGGGGTGCGCCGAAAAGTTCTTTGATGATAGCCGCAACGGCGACGCGATGCTGTACGGAATGACGAAACGAAACTGTAAATGGATTGAAACCGATGGGTAAATCAGCACCAAGGGCTCCCGATCCGGCCGCTGTGGCCCAAGCCCAATCCGACGCCAATCGACTGAACGTGTACGGGCCCTACGGGGCCCAAGTTTTTGGCACTGTCGATGACCAAGGCGAGTTTTCTCCAACCACTGGCCGCGATGCGGTTACGGTGTTTGAAACACCGTTCCAACAGCAACAGCGTCAAGCGCAAGAAGCGCTCCTGCAACAACTTGGCGGGATTGCCAGCCAACGCGCTGGCGCCATCACCGGCGATCCCTTTCAGTTACCTGACGCACCAGCCTTTCAAGCTGGCATTGATCGTTCAGCCTTGCCTGGTCTGCAAACGTCGATTGACCGATCTGGCCTTGCGGGCCTGGGCAACTTTGCAAACCAAGTTCAAACCAGTGTGGGCGGCGATTTTGGCGCAGAGCGTCAGCGCGTCGAGGATGCGATATTCAACCGGCAGCGGCGTTTGCTTGACCCAGAATTCACGCAAAGCCGTGAGCGGTTGGCGCAAGACCTCGCTAATCGTGGCATTCCAATCGGCAGCGAGGCCAGCAACAGGGCGCTCGACCGCTTAGACCGCAGTCAACAGCAAGCGCTGGCCGATCTCGGCGACCGTGCTATCGCTGCCGGGGGCGCTGAGCAATCGCGCCTCTTTGGTCAAACCGTGCAAGCGGGCCAGTTTGCAAACCAAGCCGCGCAGCTGGCCAACGCGTTGCAAATGCAAGCGCGGCGCCAAGGGCTCGCCGAGCGCACCCAGGACGCGCAGATGGCCAACCAAGCGCGCGGCATCCAAGCGGCTGAAGCGTTGCAAGATCAACAGCTGAACAACGCAGCGCGTCAGCAAGCCATTCAAGAAAGCCTGTTGCAACGCAATCAAGGCATCAACGAGCTTGCCCAGCTACTTGGCGCTGTCCCGCAGCAACCCTTACCTCAGATGCAAACTGGCATCGCGCCGGTTGATGTGACCGGGCCACTTTATCAGCAATTCAACGCCGACCAGCAACGCTACCTCGCCAACTTGCAAGGTATGCAAGGGCTCGGTCAGGCGGCACTTTTATATGGATTGAGCTAATGACCACACGCGATCAGCTGCGCCTGGCCTTGGCGCAATCTTTGATGCAAGGCGGCGGCGCCCCTGGTTCGCCGCTCGGCCTGTTTGGCAACCTGGCGCGCCAAGCCGCTGGGTTTCAACTACAGAAAAAAGCGCTTGACGATATAGAGGCGCGGAAGCAGGCGGCGCAAACACAAGCCTTATCGTTGTTACGCCCGCAGACGGTCAACGCGGGCATCCTTGATGAGGGCTTTGAGCCTTCCGAGGTGGTGCGTCAGCAAAACCCATCTAGGGCCGATCTCATTTCTGTGGCTACAAATGAAAACGTTGGCTCGGCTTTCCAAAATCTTGCGGCTCAGATGTATGCCAATGAGTTAGCGATGGATCGTACGCGACAACAGCAACAGTTCACGGCAGCGCAGTCGGCTCTTGAAAGGGCTTCACGCGAGCAGATTGCTGCGGACACACTAGCTTTTCAAAAAGCGAAAGCCAATCGAACAACTTTTGAGATTTTGAAACGCGACAACGGTGGGTATCAAATTTTTGCAAAGACGCCCGGCAAGGCTCCAAAACTTGTCTCAGAGGGGGCGCCTTCCGCTGACAAGGATGAAAAACTGCTCACAACGGTCGTTGCAGTCGATAACCAGACCGGCGCCACGTTCCCAATTTATCAGCGTGGCGATACTGTGTTTGTCGGGCGCGGTAATGGTATTTTTGAAAATTTGGGTGAGAAAGCGCAGAACTACACAATCAGTACGCCGTCCAGCCAAGATAGAGCGACTGTATCTGCAAAAGCTAAGAGCCAATCTATTGCCGCTATTGAAGACAATTTGCGAGCCATCAATCAGTTTGCAGAGCAGGTGCGCGCGAACCCAAGCGTTGTTGGCCCAACCGGACGTTTAAGAGGCGCGGCGCTTGGTATCGGTAGATTTTTTGATGACTTAAATTCTGAGTTAAGGCGTTTCAACGCCGGGAGTGTATTTTTAGGAAGCGCCGCTGACGCTGCTAAAGACCTCGCCGGCGAAGAAGTAGGTCCATTGCGCGAGCGCCTCAAGGTTGTTGGGAACACCCTCAACGTCGCGCTTCAAGACATCCGACGCTTGCGGACGGGCAAGGATCGTTTGTTAAAAAGTGAGATTGATAAAATCAACGATTTGACAAATTTGGAGACAAATTCTTCAGCGGCCTTGCTGACAAAAATCAATGAATTGAATTCGTACATCGAAAACGAATTAGCCGAAATGGATGGCGGCTCGCAAGCTGCACCCGCCCCACGCGGTCAAATGGGCCGTGAGAAGCAAATACCACATTACAGACCTGACCCCACAACTGGCGCGCTCGTTAGGGTCAAATAATGGGTAAAATTTTTGTAGACGGTCTAGGCACTGTCGAAATTGCCGGCGACACCCCGACTGAGGCAGAAGCGGCGGCAATCGTTCAAGCCATCCAATCGCAAACGCCGCAAGCGCCAGCACCCGCAGCGCCACCAGCGGCCGCAGCTGCGTTGCCGCCTATTTTGCAGCCTACCTCTCAAGGAGAGCCAACAAGCGCTATAGAGCCTTTGGCTGGCTCACGCGGGGCCGCCATCGCAGCGGGCAGTATGTTGGGCGCCACCATAGGCGCTCCGGTCTTACCGCCTGTTGGCTCACTTGTTGGAGGAGGGTTAGGGGCTGCGCTTGGTTATCTTGGCTACGAAAATATTAGAGATTTCCAAGATGCTTTGGACATTGCGCCCAAAAATCTCAAACGACCTGATCTGACAGAGCGAGTAAAACGGGCCGCAGAAGAAGCTGCATTCGATGTCGGATTTGGCGCAGCCGCACAGTTCATTCGCCCCTTGGATTTTCTGAAAAGAGTAGGGACAAAAGCGCTGGGTGTGGGGCGTGAGCAACAGCGTGAAATCTTTGCCGCATCTATTGACGGGGTGCGGCTCGGCTTACAAGACGTGTCTAAGTTTGAGCTAGTGCGGAACGCCAAAAACGTCATTGGTCGTATGCCGCTAATTGGAGGACCATTCAAAACCGCGCAGGGGCGCAAATTTTTGGATGTGACTAGAGCGCAAGAAGACTTGGCGGATAGGCTTGGGCCTATCGTGGGCCAAGCTGAGCAGGGCGCCAACATAAACCAAGCCGCGCAGAAAAGTTTTAAGGCATTTCAAGATGAAGCCAACCGGCTTTACGGCGCGTATCGCGAGCTTGCGGAAGCAAAAAACATTGATTTTGACACCGGCGCGCTGACTGAATACGCGAAAACCTTGCGGAAAGGCATTAGGGCAAATCTGCCGACAAAAAGAATCAAAAAAGATGGCGTCGTGCAACAACGGCCTATCACAAAAGGTTTGACCGATAGCGACCGGATTTTTCTCGACCTAGTGAGTGACATTGCAAAACTCTCGCCCACACAAAAAATAGGTCAGCTGGACAGTCTGGCGGGTCGAATAAACAACCTTATCGGATTCGCACAAGCCAATCGCAACAAAACCATCGTCAAGCCCTTGCTCGATTTGAAAAAGCAAATCGAAACGAGCCTGCGGGCTGCGCCAGATCAAGAAGTAGCCGCAAGCCTCCAAGCCGCCGATAATTTCTACAGCAAAGCGCGCAAAACCTTCGAAACAGCAACAGCGAAAAAATTTGGCCGTATTGATCGCAATATTTTTGACGTGGGTTTCGAGCAAGCTGGATCGCTGGAACCTGACGAAATACGGCGCGTAATTTTCAACACAACTAGCCCTGACAGTTTGGCCAACTTCCGGCGGCTTTTGGGCAAGGATGCCCGACCAATTTTTGAAGCCGCTGCGCGAGACAAAATTGACGAGGCTTTTGAGGCGGCGATTGCCAATGTTGAAAAAGCGGGTTTTGACAAACAGGTGTTTTTGAAAAAGTTGAACCTCGACAAACCGAAAATGTCTCGGAAGCAAGCAAGGCAGCCAACGGAAGCCGCCCGAGAGGAGCTTGTAGAAAGGCGCATGGCTGGACAGGCGACCGAGGAGCTTTTGAAAGATTTGCGGGTAAGTCCAGAGGACTTAACAAGGTTTGCAAATTTAGCAGAAAAAGCATTGGCTGGCGGTGTTCCAGACGTTAGCACTTTTGTTGCGCGCCGTGCCGTCCTCGGTGGCTTGAGATCAGCGGTTCGCAGTTTTACACCTTTTGCAGCCGCCGGGGGCGGCGCGCTGGTGACGGATTTGCCGTTGCTGAAAAGCATAGTAGGCGTGGTCATAGCCAGGCGCGCTAATGAGGTCCTCACAAACCCTGCGCTGGCGCAGACGTTAGACGAGATAATGCAGGCCCGGACAAAGCCGCGTCTGGCGCGTCAAGCTTTTGCTAAACTGCCGGCGCAGCTAGAGCCAGACACCGAGGAACTAGAGGCGCAAGGGCTATGACCGACCGCGAGTACGATCTGGGCCGGTTAGAAGCCCAGGTGGAGCAGCTTCAGAAAGACGTGGCGCGGCTGACTAAACTTGTCGAGATGAACGGCGCGCAGCTGAACCGCTGGCGCGGTGCTGGGGCTGTGCTGATTTTGGTTGGCGCGTCGCTCGGCTGGCTGATTTCGTTTCTTGTGGATTGGAAAAACTGATGGCCATGTATCAGGGGCGTAAGGTCACGCTCAACAAGCCGTTTCGCTTGCCGGCTGGCAGTAGCAAAAAGTCGGGCGTTTATGTGAAGGACGGTGACAAGGTGAAGAAAGTCACTTACGGCGATCCCAACATGAGCATCAAGAAGAACCAACCGGGGCGGCGCAAAAACTTCCGCGCGCGGCACAACTGTGACAACCCCGGCCCGAAAACAAAAGCACGATATTGGAGTTGCAAAGCATGGTGAGGAAAGCCCCTAGCGGCGGTAAAATTTGTGCGGAGGGTGTGCGCTGGGCCAAGCGCACCTTTGACACATATCCGAGTGCTTACGCCAATCTCGCCGCCTCAAAATACTGCAAAGACCCCAACTACGCCAAGAAAGCTAAGGGCGGCAAGCGCAAGGGGCGCAGCTGATGGGGCAGCTTAAAAGCTGGTTGCGGCAACGCTGGGTTCGCATTGGCACCGATGGATCAATTAAAGGCCCGTGCGGCACCAGCAAAAACAAAAAGCGCCCTGATCGTTGTCTGCCGTCTGCAAAGGCGCGGAGCCTGACCAAGGCAGAGCGCGCGGCCACTGCGCGAAAAAAGAAACGCGCCGGCGCAGCTGGCCAGAAGGTCGTACGAAACACAAAAGCGGCACGCGTCCGCACCTAAAATGTACCATAACCACGTCCAGGGCGCGATTGGCGAGCTTGTCGCCGCGTCGTGGTTTCTGCGTCGCGGCTGGTATGTCGCGCGGAGCATGACAGCAACCGGACCTTTTGACCTCATCGTTGCCAAACGCGCATCGCGTGGCACGGAAAAATATTTGGTCGAGGTCCGTTACGCTGAAATCCACTCAGAACGCAATCTTGGCCGCGCGCATCGCGGTTTGACCGACGAGCAAAAGCGGCTCGGCGTGACGCTGTGTCTGGTTTGGTCAGATCACAGCGTCGATTGGCATCGCAAGAAAACGAGGATATCGAAAGATGGAAACGATACAGAACCTAATCACGATAGCGACCAGCAGTGAAGCCGCCGCCTGGGTGGCGGCTGTCACTGCGGTCGTGACGGCTTGCTCCGCAATTACGGCGCTCACGCCTACCAAAGCCGACGACAAAATTCTGAACGGCATCTTAAAGGTGCTGAACTTTCTGTCGCTGAACGTGCTGAAAAACAAAAACGCGGACGCGGATAAGTGACCAGCCTACTAAGCCTGGTCACAACGCTTGCCAAGCTGGTCACACTCGTTGCTCAGTTTTTTGCACGCCGCCAGCTTATCAAAGCGGGCGAGAACAAAGCTAAAGCGGAGTTCCAAGGTGAGGCGCTTGATAAGGTCAAGCGTGCGAATTCTGTTCGCATTGGCGGCACTGACAATCACCGCCGCTTGCTCGACAAGTGGTCGCGTGACTGACACCAGCTGCCTAATTTTTGAGCCGATCCGACCAAGCCGGGCGGATACGGCTGAAACCATCAAACAAGTGATACTGTTCAACGAGCGGTGGGAGGCGGTTTGTGGAAAAGACTGAGCGCGATGACAGCTTTGATCTGTCCATGTTGGTCGATCAGCTTTTCATACATGAGGGCTGCTCGCTTGACCCCTACACAGATCACCTTGGCTATTTGACCATTGGCGTGGGGCGGTGCCTCGACAAAAAAGGCATCTCAGAAGAAGAAGCAATGATCCTGCTAATGAACGACATTGATGAGGTCGCTGACCAGTTGGATCGCAACATTCCTTGGTGGCGTGAGCTAGACGACGTACGCCAACGCGTGTTGCTGGATATGGGGTTCAATCTCGGCGCCTGGGGCTTGATGAAGTTCCGCAAATTTCTAACCCATCTACAGGGCGGCAGATACAACAGCGCGGCCAATGAAATGCTCGACAGCAAATGGGCAGGGCAGGTGAAGGGGCGCGCCACTGCCCTTGCCCAAATGATGCGGAGCGGCAAAGATTATATCAAATCGCCAGAATAATTGACCCTCCGATTATATCAGATTATAACGGATTACTTGCTCTGTGTTGGTGATCCAACCAAAAAGGGTTTGAAATCAATGGCCGTCGCTGACTTTTAATCAGACGGTCACAGGTTCGAATCCTGTCGCGCTCACCATTATTTCAATGGTTTAGCAGTGGTCACCTAATGTGGAGCATTAAGTTTCGCAGTGGGGACCGCTATTTTGTCTATCGGGACTAAAAAGGTCATAAATTATAACCGGTTATCTCAAATGATGACCGGGAAAACCCTCTGCGATGGTAATTGTCAATTTGGCACCAAATTTGGCACCAAAAATTCGCAGAGGCGACCAATGTTCCAAATCACAAGCATCAAACATGACGGTCAGAAGTATCGTTTTCGCTTCAAATGCCCTATCACCGGCAAATCACACGCGCGGCGTAGCTCGGATGAAAGTGCGCTAGAAAAGACACGCGCGGCTCTGATCGCCGACATGCAATCCGGCGCTTACCAAAATTATGTCAAAGCTGAACTCGAACGAGACGCCAGGCTTGCAACATCGCTTGGCACAGTGCTGCGCGACTATGTCAAAGAGCGCGAGGCGGATTGTACGCGTGGCGACATCCAGCAAAGCCATCTGGATCAAATTTGCGTGCAGCTACGTCATCTGCGGCCATTGCATGAGGTTGATGTAGCCGATCTCACCGATAACCATTTCCAAGACATCATCGACGCCTTG